GACCGGGTCCGAAAACATTTCGGCAAGTTGATCATTGCTGATCGTGTCGTCGGATGTCTCCGTATGTATCGTGGAATCTTCTGTTGCGGTATCCACGGTCACCGCTTCGTTCTCTGTTATCTCCATCCTCTTCACGCCTGGACGTTTGCGTGCCTTGAATATACCTCGTCCTGTCCGACCTAATCGGGACGAAGGGTGGAGGCGAGGTCATCAAGTGCCTCGATACGCCCAACTAACTTCCACAATTCGCAGTCCTTGTCGGCGCCACTCATGGCGGCAAATGCCGCTTCGCGCCTTTCGGTGAGTTCCTTCACCAGAGGTCTGGAGTAGAGGGTTTTCTTGAGGTAATCGACCGTCTCCTCAAAGGACGGATCGTTTTCGGGAGGTATGGTCATCCTTGCTGGATCCCTTGGAATTCTGCGGGTTCGGTGCCCAATTTTCCGATCTCGGCGTTCTGCTGCTGCTGCGCCTGGAACTGGTACTGTTCAAAATACTTGGTGAGACGCTCAGAGAACGCTTCGTCCTCCTGCAATCGTTGCGCGACATCTGGGACCTGGGCGTAGTTCTGACCTATCTGCATGGCAATCTGGGCACCAGTTGGGCGGGCGCCTACCTCGACCCCGGCGTAGATCATTGCCAGGTCCTCCGCGACGTCCCGTGCCATTTTTGCGGCGCCTGCCTCCTGCGGTTGGATAATTGAATCTGCCAAAACCGGGTCGATGGCGCCCGCAGCAAACTCGATCAAACTCTCCACGTCGATCTTGCCTGTCCGGTCGTACTGCACAAGTTGCAGCATCTGCCCTAGCTTCGACTCGACTGCCTCCGGGTCCTGCGCCATTTGCGCATCAAAGTGAATTGCAACGTCCAGGTCTGCGTTGGGATCCCCCTTGTCGAACTGTTGCGGTTCGGGCACCCCGGACACCCGGAAGAGCATTTCCTCGGGTCCGTAGCGCAAGTAACTCCGGTATGCTTCCCGAATGACGTCACGAACGTGCATGAGAAATTTGTTCAAATAAAATGCGCGTTTTGTTTGTGCGTCGGGGTCCTCGGTCGGGTTGCTCAGTCCCACCATCCGGTCTGCCTGCCGCAAAAGGGTCATTTCGACCTCGATGCTGCCAGAGTCTGCCGGGGGAGGGTCCATGAATGAATACTCCCCGGGACGTCGCTCAGTGATGTGCCCCCCAGGACGGAATTCCGGTTTTGGACGTCCCACCGGACCCCGGGAAGGAGGAAGGGTCGCAATGCTCGCCCTGTCGCACCTCTGGTCGCGTTCTGCCTTGATCTGCCACTGAGCCCCGCGCAGGAGGTCAACCATGCTGTGCGTGTCGTAGAGACGCTTAGAATCGTTGTGTAGACGGCAGACCAGGAACGGCAGGTCGTCTACCCCGTTAAGCAGTTCGTATTTCGCGAAAAGGTTGTTCGGATGGTGCCTTGCGCTCCAGACCGTGCAGTAGATCCCCTCTGCGTTTTCGGACGAGATCAACCTCTGGTAAGTATAGATGATCTCAACGAGGTCGTTGTCATGCTCTACGGGGGCAGAACGGGGTTGCGAGTAGCTCGCACTGTCGTATTCCCGGGTGTTCTCGCCTTGCGCCTTTTTGATGACCTCATCCGCAAACTCCTGGGACCATCCCTCGGTGTTCACCTTGGAAATGATCTCCTGGGGGGTCATCAGCACCCTGCGGTGGACGACGTTGCTCTTCTGGACGTCCACGCAGGACGGTGGGAAGAAGACGTCCGTATCGACCGAAAGCGTTTGAACAATAGGTCTATCAATAGCCCGCACGGAGATTGGCAGTTCCGCTTCTCCGGTCTTGCGCAACTGGCGCAGTGCCTTGCGTGCTTTGCGTTTGGTGAGTTTCGGGAAGGTGCTCTGGAGGAACTCGATGACCATGTCGTCGTTGTTCTCGTCCATGAGGAGTTCGGCAAAGTCCACGTTCATCGCAGCGATTTGCTCGATGTTCATTGCCTGCAACCTGGTGACCTCACGTTGCTCATACCCGACGTAGGTGACTGCGATGCCTTTCTCGAAAAGGTTGTTCGCTGCGAGTTCCATCTCCTCACTGAACCGGGGGATGTAGGAATCGCGCATCCACTTGAGGAAGGAACTGACTACCCGGGCTCGGGCAGCATCACCGATCTCGACCGGGTAGGCGCGGATGTGCGCCCGCGACAGGGCAAACATACAGAGACTCACATAGGCGTTGATCCTCTCGCCAATGACCATTGACTCAGAATCACTGGCACCCTCCCAGGGTACGACATCTGCGCCCTTTTTTCGCAGGTCTGCCCGTTTCCCGGGCCAGGAGTTTCTCCGGTCATCGTAAGAAGACCTGCACCCCTCGATAAATTCCTCGAGTTCAGAAACGGTCTGCCGGTAGCTTTTGGAGAGTGCTGCTACGTCCGGGCTACCTGCCTCGTACACCTGTGCGTCATTGCTCACATCAATACCTTACCTTGTCCCGTCCCTACTTAGCCCGCCGTGCATTGGCTACGACCTTGAACAATGGAAGTCGCCCCTTGCCCTTGGATTGGTCTTGGAGCGTGCCGTCGAATTCCTTGTGCAGGGTCAGTTCAAGCCAGGTGCCCCCAATTGGTTTCGGGGGGCGCCCCATCTGGGAATGCCAACTGGAGTTCGGTGGGTCGTATTCATCCTTATACGTTGCAGAGCAGATGTGCGCCTGCTCATCCTGATATAGGCGCCCTTGCTTGCTCAGACGTTCCCGGCACATGGTTACTGCCCACTCTTCATGGATGTGCCCGGTGATGATCACCTGTGCGTCAGGCAAATATGCCGCCCTTCTGTTTGTCTGGATCACGCCTTTCGTAACGGGTCCACCTCCCCCGTAACCGTGCTGGTAGTAAATCGGAACGGAAATCTTGTTGGTCTTGCTCACCCGGATCTTCACGACGATCCATCCCCCGATCCCGCCGGTAACCACTGAAGACCCTGCGGCACGGAGACGTTCTCCTACACGCTCGATAACGTCAGTTTCCAGATGCCGCAGGATCGAGAGTTCGTGGTTGCCCCGCCCCATGAATGCAATGTTCGGCGCAGCAAACTCGCAGAAGTCCGCATACCCCTCGACGATAGCGTCGATGTAGTTCGGTGCGTCGTGCTCGGGGCGAATGTCGTGCCTTGCTCTTCTCGGATCGTAGCGACCCTGCATCAAACACAACTGGTCCCCTCCCTTGATGATGGGCGCACCTTCATCGACTGCCTCGCGCATATGCTTGGCAATCAGGTCCTGGTCGGAATGTGGGTTGTCCCAATGTTCGTCAAATTGAAGCAGCAGTCGGACGGTCCCGTTTATGGGAACGGTATCAGTGAACTCGATGATCGGCACCTTGCGCCTGCGTTGCACTGTAAATTTTGGTTTCGTGGGCATTGGTCATTTGAAAGTTAAGATTTGGAAAGACGTTTGCGCACACGTTCCCAGGCAGGCAGAAACAAGGTCTCCACTGCACGCACTACGGGTTCGTCGGGGAACCCCTTGGCAAAACTGATCCCTGATAGATCCAGGGCAGCGTGAATCATTTCATGGCAAAGAGTCTCCTCCGCAATCTTTGCACTGAGACCCTTGCCTAGGAAAATGGTCCTCTTGTCGTGCTGCCAATAGCCAAAGCATTCATCGTCACTGAGATCCCTCTCAACGACCTTGATGGTTACGCCTGCTATGCGAACTGTTTTGGGGAGCGTCACTGTTCTTCGTCATCTGGCGCATCATCCCTTCCGGTTATTCGTTTGCGTGCGTTGTTGAAGACTTTGTAAGCCCACCTGGAATCTCTCCCGGTGCGCAACCCAATGTCCTCGAAACTGCTTTCCTCGGTCGTCCCCAGGACCGTCCTTTTGATGTGCATATAACAGTAATCCCACGAAAGGAACCTGTCCGCATGATCAAGGACAAAGTTTTTCGTGACGATAGCTTCTGTTTCCGTGCTCATCTTCAATTACCTGGACCTTCATTGGTTTGTTGGGTTTCAGGTGACGTTTGATTTTGTCGGTCACGAACACCGCACCCTTGACCCACTCTCCGGTGGGAAGTTCGATGCGTGCCATGACGATTTTGGGGTTCTGCGCAAACTTGATAACTCTGGCGCGGCAGAAGCGTGGAACCATTAAAGGAAGCACTTCCGCCGCAGCATAATGCACCTTCAGTTTAGCAATACCTGTCGGTCGGATCATAATCGGGGGCCTGGGGGAGTTTACTTTGGCGTAATACCAATCCCCCGACGCTAGGTGCCGCTCCCGTAGCTTTTTCATGGTTGTGCCTGAAATATTCATCATGGCGCAGGCGTCTTTCTGCGGCATATCGTGCTCTGTTCCTTCTTCGCTCATTGGTTTCTTTGCCTCGGTGCCCCGTAACTGACTACGGGATTTTGCTGGTGCTGCTGGCGCAGGAGTTCGTTTTCGTCGATGTGGTAAATGCCGGTAATTGCTCCATACCGGATGCAATCGATGGGGTCTTTCGTCGCTTCCTTGAGCCCTGCTTCCCCGGTGTATTCGCCCAGGGAATGGATCAGGTTCTCGCAGCGTTCACTCACGTAGAACTGCGGACGGTTAACGCTATCGACCGGAAGGGATCGGTCGTAACTCATCAGGTTGTTTAGGGCCTGGAGTCCCTGCTCGATCTCGTTGCCTTGGGCGCCTCTGACGACCAAACTGGAATGGGTGATGAAGTCGAGATCGTCCAGGTTGGACTGAATTGATTCTACGCCTCCCCCGGCACTCGGGGTCTGGATCTGCGACATCCTGGGATCGATGATGCGTTCGTAGATCTTTTCGCCCCTTTCGGTCGTGTCGGTCGTGATCCTGCCGTCTTCATGCTCGGTAATGGCCCCTCCCTCCAACTGGTAGAAAAGTTTCACGAATTCGCGAATCCCTAGCCCGCGACCCCGGGCACCAGGACCGGGTTTCCACTTTCCATCCTTGAAGGTTACCCAATCTTCGTCATCTGGAAATTCCCTCGTCACCCACCACGTCCCTGACGCATCTACCGCAACCCAAACGCAGAACCAGTTCTTGCTGCCGCCCGGGTCGATCAATTGATACCGGGTGACGTTGTCCTGGGGGATCTGCTCCGGGGGGACGACGTTGACCTCCCGCGAAAACAACGGGAACACCGTGGTCGAGGAACGCACCGGAATGCCATAGGCCCGGGTCAGGATGTTATCTCGAGAACTGTTCTTTAGGTCTTTTGCAATCCGCGAATACCCCCCGAAAGGGTTTTCGATGCTGTGGAAATACACAACGTGGGCGTCCCGGTTCTTGCTCTTCTGGATGTAGGGCACCAACTCGTTGTCGAGCAACTCTGCGGATTTCTCCTCCAGGGTCTCTGCCTGGTGAAGGTATTCCCGAATGAATTCCGTGTATCCCGTAAGCGGGGTGAACGTCAGGAGCATCTTGGAATTCCGTGTTGCCAATCGGAAACGCAACGTGTCCACAAGTTCCGGGCCCAGGAGATACTCGTCTAGCCAGACTCCCCAATTCACGAAGTTGTCTTCAAAGCTACCAAGTTCCGCGCCCTCAAGGATCGATTGATCCTGTTGGAACTGAGTGTAATGCTTAAATACGATCTGACTGTCGTTGGGGAAAATGAGACTGCTCCCGGCGAACCCAGTAGCCCTCTTGTAACTTATATAGAAAGATTTAGTACGACTCGTTTTCCGATATTGTGGGGGCAACCATTCGTAGACCGTCTTTTGAACCTGCCGAATCGAGACTTCCGCATTCTGCGAAAACGCGAAGATCAG